CACATAGTTGGCACATTAACAACCGGCAGCACAACAAGCTATTTTAATATTAAAATACCGGCTATTCTATATTTTTATTTAGTGTCAATTTTTTGCATTTGTTTATCGGTAATGTCATTATTTTTCAATCATTACGGACAATATCACAATAAAAAAAATAAATTTTGATATATAATATGTCAAAAAAGTCAAAAAAATCGCTTAAAAGGCGAAATAAACGCAAGATTTTAAAACAACAAAGAGATTGTAATGGTATTTATTTATATCCGCGTATGTATTTAGTTTAAATTTTTGCATAAGTAATTATAATAATTGTATATATGGAGTTACAACAAGCTATTTTCGCGTTATTTTGTATTCCTATGTGGGTATTCTTTTTGTTAATCGCTACCGATTTTATTTTATTTTAAAAAAAGTCGTGCCCGCAACACGATTAAAAATAATTTAATTAACAAATACATGAAAATTGTCAAAAGATTGGGGGCTGCTGTTTTTTCTTTAGGCGCGTTGGCTATTAGTGCGACCGCTTTGGCCGCGACCGACGCCAGCAGCACATTGACAACCATTATGGACAGTATTATTTCAACCAGCGTTAGCTTTGCTACGCTTGTTATCACTAATTACTGGCCTTATGTTATCGTATTCGGCATTTTGTCGGCTATGATAGGGTTGTTTATGCGCTTTGCCCATTTGGGAAGCGGCAGACACCGTTAAAAACAAAATAAGTGGCGTATGACGCGCAGTCGGCGCAGCAAAATTTTTGCCGCCGACTGCACGCCACATAAAAAAGTATGGATTTTTTGGATAATTCAACGGCATTATTAATAGCAAATATATATATATTTTGGATTATTTTTTTAATAATAATTATTTTTAGTCATTTTTTAAAAAAGTTTTTTCGTAAATTAGCAAAACATAATTAAAATGAAAAATGTATATTTTTTATATTTCGCTTTTATTTTTCTTTGCAGTTTTGGCCTGTTCAATTATTCGCGACCAGTATTAGCCGCCGCATTTATTATGAGCACTAACAATCAAACATGTTCACAAACTTGCACCGGATATGGCATGTATTGCGTGGGTATAACTACAACAGATAATAATTACGATAATAATCATAAATATTGTTATATTGATTATGATACCGGCGGCGATAGTTATTGCGCAGAAAATGCCGGCGATTGCAATACTGTTTTATCTGATGACGGATACGGCGGTTGTAATACCGGCGCAGATAATTGCACAAAATATCCTGGCCGCCAATCACAATGGACTAATTGCATTTGCCAGCAGCATGGTGGTGATTTAGAACCCGACCCCTTTAGATTTTTTACAGTTTTAAAATCGCAATTACAAAGTGGCAGCGATGTGCCATTGCCGGCAATGCAAACTGGTGAGCAGCGTTTCAATATACCGTTATCAAGCCCAGATAGCCCGACTTATTGGACTAAAATTTATGGATTTACACTGTTAATGTATAATTGGGGCGATTATACCAGTGGCGCGAATTTACAAGCAGAATACATGTGCAAGTATGACTGTTCACATTGGGGCAGCCCTCAAGACCCCTATGTAAATTATCAACAAACTTTAAATTATGGCTTGATGTTAGGGATTAATCCAGATACTTATCAAAACGCTTATTTTGGCAGTGTTACAGACTACACAAGCCCCGATGATATACGCAATGACTTATCATGCGATCCGACCGACCCCGTATATTTGTGCGGTTTTCAAATATTTGTAAATGACGGTGATACTAGCATAGCGGTGGCCAGTTCAAGCGTTAATGAGCAATATTTTTTTCCTGATATGAATGCGAGCACTTCGGTTTATGCGGCGTATTTTAAAATTGCCGGCGAAGCTACAACCGCGCCGCAAACGGCAACATCTACATTTTGCAAGTGTTCTGATAATGATATTATACAAGCAATATGCGACGGCCTTTGCTGGGCATTTGTGCCTAACGATTACGCGACCAGCACATTATCAAATAATTATGATAAATTAAAAAAATCTTTTCCATTTAATACTTATTTTCAATTAACTGATACGATGATTGACGCGGTGAGTTCAACAACAATAAATACGAATAGTAGTCTTAGTGTGCCATTGATAAAAAAGGTTGGACAAACGCCGACTTTTTATATGCAACCGGTTTTATCCAGTTCGTCTTTGCCTAACGCTATATCCGGCTTTAATGCGAATACAATTCGCAATACTACATCTTATTTAATCTGGATAGTTACTGCGGGCATTGCCGTAATATTATTTATAAAATTATGATAACAACAGTTTTATTAATTATAATCAGTTATTTTTTAGGATTTTTGGCCCTGTTATTACCCGCATGGACAGTGTGGCCGGCTGATATAATCGCCGGTATAAAATATGTTTTTAATACTTTAGCAACCTTAAATTTTATTTTTCCGATTGATACATTTTTGCATTGTTTAAATTTTTTAGCTGATTATGCAGCTTTGTTTTTTTCTGCAAAATTAATAATCAATATTATTAATTGGTTTAGGGGTGCGGGCGAAATTAAAATATGATTACATTAATACAAGGCAATACTGGCAGCGGCAAAACATGGCTAACAACACGATTGGCCCATAAAGCGTGGAAAAAGGGTGCGACTATTTACACAAACTATAATTTAAATTTTGGCGATGATAATGAGGGTATAATTCGGTGGCATAATCTTGATGAGTTATTTCATTTAAAAAACGGCATTATTTTGATTGATGACGCGATTAAATTGCTTGACGCTACAAAATGGTATTTATTGCCTACTTCATTTAAAGAAAAAATTGCCGGACACCGCCACGATTACATTGATATAATTACGAATATACAGGATTTCTACCAAATACATATTGATATAAGGCGCAATGTGCATAGTTTAATTAACATGCAAAATATCTATCGCAGTTCAAAAAATGATAGGGTTGCACCGGCATTGCAGATAATCAGAGCAATAAAAAAAATCCGGCAGTCAGATTTTGACAATGAGCGGACAAAATGGACACGGCAAGGCAGCCCCAGTTATTATATATTGTCAAAATTTTTTACAAAACAGATTTACAATACTTACGATAATATATATTTAAATAGATTTATATGCGCATTGACTTACGAAATGAAGCCAAACATGAAGCGCGGCCAGTGGGCGGGGAAAATCTACAGCCGCGAAATGGTAAATCAGGGCAAGGCGAGGATTTAACTTATTTGTATGATGAGAAAATCCCAGTCCAGATACGCGATATAATTAGAATATCACCGCAAGATTTCGCCGCGCTTGTTAAATCATTTGCTGATTGGCGCGCGCAATGGGATTAAAAGGCATAATTTTATATATATAAGGCCGGATAAGGGTGGTTCAATGTATGCACTACCCTACTCCGGCCAGTGATACTTAAATTATCCTAAAAATTAAAAAGCACGGGGAAAAAAGCCAGCTGCACTATTTTGTGTGGTTGGTTTTTTTATCTAATATTAGAGTTTTTGCTACTTATTAACAGGTTATCAACTTTGAAAAATACTATATTACAATAGTATTATAGCTTTTTGTCTATACCACTATATATAGTGGTTGAAATTAGTTTTGACCACTATATATAGTGTTATGGCTTTATTTCAAAATATGATAGTATAATAGGTGTGGAACACGCTGGCCGAGCGCGAGCGGCGCGCCAGCAGAAGCAGCCGCGAACGCCCCAAAGCGTTCCGGCGGCTGATTATGCCGGCGAGCTATGCGCGGCATTAATTAATTATTTATTTATTTTTATGATTAGACTTATTCTAGCGTTATTATCCATACTTGCGGTAGTAGAGTTATTGGAATATTTTGCTTTTAAGAGAGATAAGAAATTTGACAAAATCGTAAAAATGTGATAAGCTGAAAACGCGGGCAGCGCGCTACGATGACCGCCCGCGTTTCACAAAAAAAAATGAAAAAAAAAATCGTTATATTTTTATTATTGATTGCCGGTGGATTGTTTTTTGTTTCGCCGGTTTTTGCTTATAATCCGTCATGTGATAACTTATTAATTGATAATGAAAAAATAACAGGGTGGGGGACAGTTTGGGGCGGTGATACATACAATAATCGCGGCCAAACAATCACGCCGGATAATTCTTATGATACTATTACGGCTATTTCATTTTATTTACAAGGTGGCAACGAGGGTTCTTGTGCTTATTCAATTTATGATTTTACCGATGATGTGCGCGGTGGACTTTTAGCAACAACCGCCTTTGACTGCACAACAATAAGCGGTTATGGTTTAACAAAAAAGGTTCTTGATACGCCATTAGTTTTATCCGGACAAAAAAAATTATTATTGATACCATTTTCATCGCAACAACAACCCTATATTTGGTTTAATGACCCTATTGGCGGTTACGATTATGGCGACGCTACTATTAATGATATTCCATATGGAACAGACGATTTAGCTTTCCAAGTTTATGGCTGCATGAGCGCGACGCCTTTACCAGAGCAAATAATCGCCAGCGGCACTGATATAGAA